GGCGCACGGTCAACATCCGCGATGCGGACTACTGCTTCCACGAGCCCGAAGGCGGACGCACCGTGTCGGAACTGGTCGAGCAGGGCTACGATGCGAACACGCTCGAAGACATCTCCGCGCTCGTGCCGTCGGAGAACCGCACCAGCGAGAGCCTGAAACGCGACACCATCAACGAGGGCGGCAACATCGCCTCGATGTCCTCGGACATGAACAAGGCGATGAAGCGCGTGTCGGTGTGCGAGCATTACATCCGCATGGACTACAAGGGCGATGGTCGCGCCTGCCTGTACAAGGTCACGACCGCCGGAGACGAGACGAAGATCCTCACCAAGGATGGGAGCCCAGACATTGAAGAAGTCGACGTCATACCGTTCGCGTGTATTAGCCCCTACCTCGTTACCCACAGGCTGTGCGGACGCTCTGCGGCGGACCTGGTCATGGATATCCAGCGGATCAAAACCGCCCTCACCAGAGGCATGCTCGACAACATCTACCTCGCCCTCAACCCGCGTGTCGAAGTCTCCGAAAGCAACGCCAACGAAAATACACTAGACGATTTGCTGATCTCGCGCCCCGGCGGCATCGTCCGCACCAAGACCCCCGGCGGTCTGAACCCGTTCGTGCATCCCGACATCACGGGAAGCATCTACCCGATGCTCCAATACATGGACAGCACGAGAGAGTGGCGCACGGGCGTTACGAGGCAGGGCCAAGGCCTGGACGCCGACGCCTTGAACAATCAGACCGCCACCGCTGCCATGCAGTTCTACGACGTCGCGCAAGCCAGGATGAAGCTGGTCGCCCGCATCTTCGCGGAGACGGGCATCGCTGACATGTTCTGGCTGTTGCATCGCACGATCCGCAAGAACGGCGACCAGATGATGACGCTGCGTCTCCGCAACAAGTGGATCACGGTGGACCCGCGCACTTGGAAAGACCGCAACGACATGACTGTGAACGTCGGCCTCGGCCACGGGGGGAAGGCGGAGCAGATGCAGCAGTTGCTGGTTCTCATCAACGCCCAACGAGAGGCCGCCGCTGGCATGATGGGGATGGTGAAGCCGATCAATTTCTACAATTCGGCACGCGATCTGGTCCGCCTGCTCGACAAGAAGGACGTCGATCGGTATTTCGTACAGCCGAAACCCGAAGCTGAGATGCCCGTGCCGCCAGATCCGAACCAGGGCAAGGCGCAGATCGAGCAGGCCAAGGCGGCGGCGAAAGCGCAGACCGATCAGATGAAGATGCAGGTCGATCAGCAGAAGATGCAGATGGACGCGCAGGTGAAGCAGATGGAGGCGCAACACAAGCAGGCCCTTGAGGCGACCCAGATGCAAGCGGACATCGCCGTCGGCCAGGCCAAGGCTGAGGCGCAGATCACGCTCATCAAGGAAAAGCACCAACTCGAGTTGGAGAAGGCGGCGCTGTCAGCGAAGCTTGAGATCCAGAAGCACAAGCTGGACGCCCGCATGAAGCAGCAGCAGTCCTCCGTCGATCTGATCATGAAGGGTGCGGAACTGCATTCGAAGGAGCAGGATCACGCCTCGGCACGCGAGGACCGCGCATCGAAGCGCGAGATGAGCAAGGCGAAGCTGGAAGAGATCAGGGCCAAGGCCCGCGAGCGCAAGGCTCAACCGAAGAAGAAGGAACCCAAGTGATGGCTGGTGGATCGGGCAACAAGACCAACCCGCTCACGGGCGGCATGGGAGGTTGGGGCGGATTGGGCGGCGTGAGCGGCTACGGCGGACCTGCTGTCGATCCATTCATGGCCACGCCGATGACGACCAGGATCGGCGGGCAAGGCAACGCAGGCCAAGCCGGAGGCGGCGTGCAAGGTGGTGGTGGCGTGCAAGGCGGAGGAGGTGGCGGCGGAGGTGGAATGCCACGCGGCAATTTCGGCATGCCCGCGCAGACGACCTTCCAGCAGTCGATGGCGCAGAACCCGCAGAAGGTGCAGCAGATGCAGCAGCGCATGTCGCAGTTCCCGAACCCCGGCGGGTTCACGCCTGGCGCACCGGGTGCGGCGATGATGATGGCTGGAGCAGGCACGCCCTACGGCATGAACTACCCCGGCATGAACCAGCGCGGCAATCCCATGGGCGGGATGGGCGCACCGACGCAGCAGCAGTTCAATCAGTACATGCGAGCCTACCAAAATCGACGCGGCAGCGGTCGTGGCGGACCTGGCGGACAGAACGGCGCACCCGGCGCACCAGGCACGCCTGCTGGCACCGTCACCGATCCATCCGGCAACCAAGTCGACCCCAACTCGGCGGTTCACGACGCCGACGGCAATTACATCGGCATCGCGTCCGACGTCTACGGACACACCACGCAGCAGGATGGCGCGGGCGGAACCGGAGGCGGCGCGTACAGCGCGGATTTCGATCCCACCATGCTCGGCATGCCGAAGCACCAACGCTCGGCGGAGATGATGAAATACCGGGCCGACACCTTCGGCCAAGGCTTGAATGCCAAGGGTGCGCCCGATGACCCGGTCTGGAATGCGATGCAGCAGCGGCAACGCAAGTACAACACCGGGTTCAAGGCGGATCGGCAGTCCGCCATCTCCGCGAACATGCAGACGCTGCTTGGGGCGCAAGCCGCAGGCACCACGCTGACCCCATCGCAACTCGATTGGCTGACGAAGATGCAAGGCCGCGATCGCGGAGGTGCTTAGTGGAGGATCTCGCGCAAGCCAGGATCAATCGCGGTGATCGCGCCAAGCATCTGCTCGATGATCCGGTGCTGAAGGAGGCCTTCGATGCCCTGCTCGCGGACGCCGACAAGGCCCGCGAAGCCTCGAAGCCGGAAGAAATTGATTTGCGTGAAGACTGCCATCGGGCCAAAAAGGCAATCGAGGCACTGCGACTGAAGCTTTCGAACTGGGTGGCGGACGGCTCCATCGAGCAGGCCCGCCTGGTCGAAGAGGAGAAGAAAAATGCGACTACCTGAAATCACCTATGCACCTGAAGACCTCGGCGGTGTCGGCGGCAGCAGCACGCCAGCACCTGCGGCTCCGTCAACGCCGACTACGCCATCGGAGACGATCAACAGCCAGGAACTGACCCCGTCGGACGCTGGACGCCTGCTGCGTTCGCTCCGTAAGACCCAAGCAGCGGATGCTGCCGCCGCACCCCCGGAGGGTGGCGAAGACGGCGCTCCGCAAAACGAGATCCCCTCGCAAGAGGACGGACCCGCCCCTGATGCAGATCAGGCGAGCGTGGAGACTGACGAGCAAGCCCCTGATGGCGATGAGCCACAGGCAAGTGAACCTCCCAAGTCTTGGAGCAAAGAAGCACGCGAAGTGTGGGCTTCCCTTGACCCCGAAACGCAGGCGTACATCGCGCAACGGGATAGGGAAGACAGCACGGCGGTGCGTAAGGCTCAGAGTGAGGCCGCACAACTCCGTCAATACGCCCAGCAAGCGGTGGCGACGGAGCGGATGCAGCTTGAACAGGTTCGCACGCAGTACGAAGCAGCCCTTCCCGAACTCTACAGCATGCTGTCGCAGAACGAAAAGTTTGCTGACATCCAATCGTTCGACGACGTCGAGCGGATGGCGAAGGAGGATTGGGCCCGCTACGTCGAATACGATGCCTATACGAAGAAGGTTGGATTGGTTCAGAGCCAGATGCTCGCCGCACAGCAGCGTCAGGCCGAAGAGTACCAGCACAACTGGATGCGTTGGTCTACCGCGCAGGATCAGAAATTTGCCGAACGGGTGCCCGACATGCGGGTGCCTGAGAAAGCAAAAGCGGTCCACGAGGCGGGTGCGAAGACGCTGACCGATGTCGGCTTCTCTCCGCACGAGATCAACGAGCTTTGGCACGGTCGCGCATCACTGTCGATGCGTGACGCTCGCGTTCAGGAACTCTTCCATGACGCGATCAAGTTCCGTAGCTCGAAAGGCAAGATGGAAGCTGCTCGCGCTCAACCTCTTCCGGCGGTCCAACGGCCTGGGGCCACATCTTCCGGCAATCGGAATGTGCAAGCTCTAACCGCAGCAAGACAGAAACTCGCCAGTTCCGGGTCCATCGAGGACGGGCTGGCGGTTCTGCGGGCGCAACGCGCTGCTAACGCGAAGCGGGCCCGCTAGGAGCAAGGAACGTGGGAGTACCTACAGCAACCCAACTCGTTTACTCGTCAATCGGTAACCGGGAGGATCTGACCGACGTCATCTACAACATCGATCCGACCGAAACGCCGTTCATCACCTCGATCGAGCGGATCGGGCAGAAAGCGATCCTGCACGAATGGCAGACGCAGAACCTCAACCCGCCCGATCTCGCCAACGCGCAATTGGAAGGCGACGATGCGGTAGCCACCCCGCACGTTCCGACCGTTCGCCTCGGCAACTACTCGCAGATCTCCCGCAAGACGGGCCGTGTCTCCGGCACGCAGCGAGCGGTCGATCATGCGGGTCGTGACGACGAACTCGACTACCAGAAGCTGCTGAAAGGCAAGGAACTGAAAAGGGACATGGAGAGCATCCTGTGTTCCAACCAGAAGAAGGACGTCGGTGCCGCAGGCACGGCACGGAAGCTCGCGAGCCTTTGCTCGTGGGTGAAGTCAAACACCGACAAGGGTGCCGCTCCCGGTGCCGATCCGGCAACCGCAGACGGCAACGCAGTCCGCGTCGATGGTGTCGCTCGTGCCTACACCGAACCTCTGCTGCAAGCGGTCCTGAAGAAATGTTGGGACAACGGCGGCGAGCCGAACATGATCATGCTCGGCGGGTTCAACAAGCAGAAGATGTCCGCCTTCCAAGGCCGGGCGCAGGCGCAGGAACAAGCGGTGACGAAGAAGATCGTCAATGCCGTGAACACCTACGAAGGCGATTTCGGCACGCAGAAGGTGGTCCCGAACCGCTTCCAGCGTCCGCAGGACGTCTGGGTGCTTCAGACCTCGATGTGGGCCGTGAGCTACGTCTCGGGACGGCGCATGGTGTCTGAGAACCTGGCGAAGACGGGTGACAGCGAAGCCTTCTTCATCCTGTCTGAGTACTCGCTTGAGGCACGGAACGAAAAGTCATCGGGTCTGGTCGCAGACACGTTGACTGCCTAACACCGAAGCCTATAGGGACGCTCCATCAACGCGGGGCGTCCCTTCTTTCAAGCGAGGGATCATGCAGACCTACGTCGCAGGCCTGACGCACAAGGTCACGCCGGATCAGAAGATGAAGAACCCGACGCACGAGGGCTGCTGCCGCATCCGCGTAGTATCGACCGTTCCCTGCTTCATCAAGATCACCAAGGACGGCGATGAGGCCACGGAGGACGATTTCCCGATCGTAGCGAGGGTGCCTGAGTACCTCACCGTCAGCCATGGTGGCGTGAAGGTGTCGGCGCTGTTCGCCCCGCTGTGGGGAGAGTTGTTCGTCACGGAGATCAGTTGATGCGAAAAGAAATCCACACCAATCTCGACGGCACGCAGACCATCTACCATGTCGATGACGATAACCTGGTGCATTGCACGGAGCGGCGGCAGTCGGGCAACGAGATCGAGGCCATCCTCGACTACAACAAGCGGATGCAGAACGGCGAGAAGCAGGTAGGCAACTATCGGCTCACCTCGCAGATCCCGCTCATCATCATCGAGAAATGGCTGAACGAGGCGTGGATGCGCGGCCAGGTCGGCCTCAAGCTGTGCGACGAGGAGTTCGACAAGATCATCTTTCAGAAGCTGCGCGATCCCGATTGGAAATGGCTGAGGACAACGTAGATGATCAACGACAAACAGTCCCTTGAAGCGGCGGCTCTGAACTGGATGGCGCGGACGGACATCACGCCCAACATCGCGGACTGCATCCAGCTTGCGGAGGCGTATTTCAATCGGCGCTTGCGCGTGCGGCAGATGGAGAACGTGGTCACGATCACGCCGACCGACGGCTCCCTCACCCTCCCCGCCGACTACCTCGCGTGGCGGCGTCTGACCTGGCTGGGGGTGCCAAACGTCGATCTCGAGTTCGTGGTGCCTAGTGTGCTGACGCGGCTGTACCCGACCGAAGCGGCTGGCAATCCGTCTAGGTTCACCATCGAGGCGCAGTTCATCAACGTCCGTCCCATCGACAGCATCGATTGCGAGTTCAATTATTATTCAAAGATCGCGCCGCTGAACGATCCCACCGACAGCAACTGGCTGCTCGACGCCTATCCCGACCTCTATCTCGCAGGCACGCTGGCATGGGTGAACACCCTGGTGCAGAACCAGGAGCAGTTCCAGCTTTGGCTGGCGAATGCCGACAGCATCATCGAACGCGCCATGCTGCTCTCGGAGAAGGGCAAGGCACCGTCGGCAATCGTGAACGTCAGTCCAACTCCGTGAGGGTCGCATGGCTGTTATACCGTTTGGCGAGTGGCGACCGGACCTGACCGATTACCAGGCGGAGACATCGCGCCTGATCCTCAACGTCGCGCCGCATGCCGACGGTTACGGCCCCCTGAAATCCTACCAGCCCTACACCAACGCGCTGCCGGGCATCTGCAAGGGCAGCTTTCTTGCCGTCACCACCACCAACATCATCCTGTTCGCGGCGGCGGAGGTGATGGAAGGCGCACCGCTCGTTGCCGTCACCCGTCTCTACAAAATGGACAACGGCACGCTGGCGTGGGTGGACGTCACCAGAACGGGCGTAGCCTACAAGGCGCTCCCGCCGCAGCAGAATTGGACCTTCTGCCAGTACAACAAGCAAATCGTCGCCTGTAACGCCAACGAGCCGCCGCAAGTCATCACCACTACTGGATCGAACTTTGCCGATCTCGCTGGCAATCCGCCGCATGCGGCCTACTGCACCATCGTGTCGTCGCAACTCGTGCTGTCCGGTCTGATCGACGAGCCGCAGCGCATCCAGTGGTCGGCCAAGGACGACATCACCTCGTGGACGCTGGCGTTGAACGGAGCGGATTTCAACGATTTCCCCGACGGCGGGCGCGTGCTTGGCGTGGCGGGCGGCGAGTTCGGCGTGGTGTTTCAGGACAGTGCCATCCGGCGCATGACGTTCCTGCCAGGCAGCGATCTTATCTTCCAATTCGACCGCATTGCCGAAGGCGAGGGTCTTCGCGCACCGTCGTCCGTCGTCTCGGCTGGAGCGCGGATCTTCTTCCTCGGCACGAGCGGGTTCCAGATGATCATGGGCGGTGCCGCTCCGGTGAACATCTCCAAGGAGAAGTTCAGCCGCTTCTTCGAGCGCGATTGGGACGCGGCGGAATTGAACCTGACCATCGGCGCGAACGAACCCAACTCAACTCGAGTTTGGTTCTTCTACAAATCCGTCACTGGTGTCACGGGGCAGTTCAATCGCGCCATCGTCTACGATTGGGTGCTGGAGCGCCCGGCCTACGTCGATGGGTACATTGGCGAGTATGCGGCGATGATGGCGCAACCTGGCGTGACGCTGGAGGGGTTGCCAGCCATCGGCTACACCAACATCGACACCATGACGATCAGCCTCGACGCCTTCCAGCGGCAGACCGGGGCGCAGCTTGGCATGTTCGATACCCATCACAAGCTGGGGTTCATGTACGGGCCAAATCTGCAAGGCACCATGGCCTCGCCGGAGCAGGCCTTCGATGACCGCTATTTTATTTCGCAGGTGCGGCCCTGCACCGACAGTCCCGAAGTGACCAGCGTGATCACGCACCGGAACCGCATCGAGGATGATCCGGTGACGACCGCACCGTCGGCACTGAACCCGAAAGGCTTCTGCCCGCACCGCATCGACACGCGCATGGCGCGGTTCACCTCCGTCATTCCGTATGGTGCAATCTGGTCGTTCGATGCAGGCGTCGAACCGCTGCTGGTGAAGACAGGCAAGCTATGAAGGGGATCTTCCTCGGTCCCATCGGGCAATCGTTCCAGCTTTGGTGCCAGAACGGGCTCCAGAACATCGAGCGGTGGGTCAATACCCTGACTGAGTTCCGTGGCGCGACCGCTGCACGCGACGGCTCGGATGGCTTGGTGCCGCAGCCGAAGAAGGGCGACGAAACCAAGTTCCTGTGCGGCGACGGCACCTTCAAGGCTGCGTCAGGTGGCGGCGGCATTTCCGCCGTGCCGACGCCAGCCAACAATCAGATCGCCATCTGGACCGACGCCACGCACATCGAGGGCGATGCGGATTTCACCTACGACACCGTCAACAACATCCTCGGCCTGATC